ACCTTAATATGACTCACGGTGTTGGAACTAGAACAACTGATACTATCTTCTATTCATCAACTGATAACTATATTAGAAAAACTAATGCAACAGGCTTTAGACAATCTTTAGGGTTAGGCTCCGATATTAATGCTAACATAATTCCTGCAGGCTTTATTGGTATGTGGGGGGCGGCTGCAGCCCCTTCGGGCTGGTATTTATGCGAAGGGGGCGCTATTTCAAGAACAACCTATGCCGCTCTATTCGCAGCAATCGGCACTACCTATGGTACAGGAGATGGCTCTACCACATTCAATGTGCCTGACTTTAGAGATCGTGCTCCTTATGGCGCATCAACCTATACTCTTGGGTCTAAGACTGGCAACGAAATTAATGGAAGTGCGCAAGCAGCGACATCTTCTGGGGGGCCTACATCTCATACTGTTACAACTAGTACTACTAATTCTACAACAGACAAAGACGTTACAAACGCAATTACAGTTGTAACAGGCGTGAGTGCTCATGCAGCTCACTCTCATACAGTTACTTATCCTGCTGTAGCTGTGAAGTTCATTATCAAAACATAATATTTTAAATTTTGATTTGACTCCTACAAAAATATAAGGTAAAGTATAAAGACTATGGCACAAAAAGCAGTTCCAATTAACAAAGCATTATATAATCGAGTAAAAGCGGAGGCTAAACGCAAGTTTAAAGTTTATCCTTCTGCTTATGCTAACGGTTGGCTAGTTCAAGAATATAAACGACGTGGAGGCAAATATCGCACTACCACAGTAAAAAGGAAGAAGTAATATGGCAATGCACTCTAAAAAGAAACCAATGAAAAACGGTAAAAAAGAGACTGGTAAGGGTGGTTTAACTGCTGCTCAAAAGAAGCTTCCACTTGCACTTCAGAAAGCGATTCTAGCTAAAAAGAAGAAAAAGTAATGGCGACACTTCGTTATCGCTATCGTGACAAAAAATCTCGGTCAGATGGAGCTTGGGAACAGGCTTCGTCTGATCAGCGCTATAAAGAACAGCAAGATTGGTGCGAGTTCTACACCCCCCTCGGTAGAATGGTGTCTAAACCTGCTGGTAAAAAACCTGGGTATATGGGACATGATGAGTGGTGTGCCTCAAAAACACCATTTAAAAATCAAGTTACCAGAAACCCAAAAAGAAAATATTGAGGGGAACTATGACAGAAGAAAATAAAATTACAATTGATGATAAAGAGTATGATCTATCTAGCTTTACAGTAGAGCAAAAAACCTATACTGCACAGCTTAGAGATATTAGCATTCAGCAAGATAGTTTAAGAATGCGTTTTGATCAGCTCGAAGCTGCTAAATCAGTATTCATTTCTAAGTTAAAATCATCACTGGAGATCTAAATGGCAAAACCTCGTGGAGGTCTTAAAGCTTGGTTTGGAACAGGTAAGACTGGCGGCATTGGTGGTGGCGGCTGGGATCGTTATGATGCCCAGGGTAATCGTATTGGTAAATGTGGTGAAGGCGAAGTTGATGAGCCCTATGCCGCTTGTTTATCTAGAGAAAAAGCTAGAAAGTTAGGAAAAGAAGGTAGAGCTTCTTTTGTTCGTCGTAAACGAGCAGCCCAAAGAAAAGCAGGAGCAGGTAAAAAAGGACAGGGAACTGGAACACCTGTAAATGTTGCTACCGGCGCTTCTCCAAGAAGGAAGGTTAAAAAGTAATGGCAATCACTCGTATTGACCCTTGGGTAGGTGGCCTTGGTATAGATGCTACTAGTAAATTTGAAGTAGCCTCTAATGCCACTGTTACAGTCGGTAATGGAACTTCTACAGGTAACGTAAATGTTGGTGGGGAAGTTGTTTCTTCTACTGTAGGTGCGACTACTTTAAAAATTGGTGGTACTGCGATAACTGCTACTGCTACGGAACTTAACTACACAGACGGTGTTACAAGTAACATTCAAACACAATTAGACGGAAAACAAGCATCTGGTTCTTACTTAACTGGCAACCAAACTATTACTTTATCAGGCGATGCAAGCGGATCAGGTACTACAAGCATTGTTGTTACTGTAGCAGATGATAGTCATAACCACATTATCTCTAATGTAGATGGATTACAAGCTGCATTAGACGGAAAACAAGCATCTGGGTCCTATTTAACAGGTAATCAGACTATTACTTTATCAGGCGATGCAAGCGGATCAGGTACTACTGCTATTACAGTTACTGTAGCAGATGATAGTCATAACCACATTATCTCTAACGTAGATGGTTTACAGACTGCGCTAGACGGAAAACAAGCGTCTGGTTCTTACTTAACTGGTAACCAAACTATTACTCTTAGTGGTGATGTAAGTGGATCAGGTACTACTGCTATTACAGTTACTGTAGCAGATGATAGTCATAACCACATTATCTCTAATGTAGATGGGTTACAGACTGCGCTAGACGCTAAACTTGCGTCATCAAGTTACACAGCTGCGGATGTTTTAACTAAGATTAAGACAGTTGACGGTGCAGGGTCTGGTTTGGATGCTGATTTATTAGATGGTATTTCGTCAGCAAGTTTCCTACGCAGCGATACTGCTGATTCTTTCTCAGGTGCTATAACTGGAACAGGGTCTATTTCAATCAGCGGCAATATTAATACTACTGCTAAAATTCAAGAAGACGGTGCCGACTTAATTCCTCCTGGTTCTATCATCATGTATGGTGCAGCCTCTGCACCTGGAGGATGGTATTTATGCGAAGGCGGAGCTATCTCTCGTAGCACATACGCAGCACTTTTTTCTGCAATTGGCACTACTTATGGTGTAGGCGATGGGTCTACGACCTTCAACGTTCCTGATTTTAGAGACAGAGCCCCATATGGCGCTTCAACCTTTACTCTTGGTTCTAAGACAGCTGGAGAAGTTAATGCAAGCGGTCAGAACTCCACTGGAACTGGGACTACAGGGTCAACAGGCGGCTCCACTGTAGCTAATACTACAGGGTCAGGAGGTCCTACAACTCATAGTGTTACTACAGCAGCAACTAACTCTACAACAGATAAAGACGTTAGCGCTGCTATTAATGCTGTTACGGCAGTAAATAATCATGCTGCTCATACTCACTCAATTCCTTCTCTAACTGTTAACGGTCATACTCACTCCGTTCCTGCACTAACTGTTACTCATCCAGGTGTCGCAGTTAAATTTATTATAAAGACGTAGACTAATGGATATTGAACAGAATATTGACACTCTTCATGAACGCACACAACAGTCAAAACTAGATTTTTCTAGACATGAGGCAGTATGTCAAGAGCGATATGAACAACTATTAAAGAACGTGGAGTTTATGTCTAATTCTATTAGTGAAATGCATAAAGAGATAAATGAGTTAAAAATTATGGCTACTTCTGGTCGTGTAAGCTTAAAGACTTTAATTTGGGTAGGTTCTGTAACTGGGTCAATAATTGCACTTGGAATTGCTGTTGGAAGTTATTTAAAGTAGGGGTATATGGATAAATATTTTAAAGTTCCAGTAGAACGTCTTCTGGATAAAATTATTGTTGGAGAGCATGACGGTATAAAGTTTAATGACTCTCAGTGGGGCATGGTAGACGGGTTAGAATCAAATCGTTTCTGGACTCATATCTCTGCTCGCCGTACAGGTAAGTCTTTAGCTGCCGGTATTTTAGCTTTTGCAAAACTTTTAGAGCCTGGTAAACAGGTAATGGTAGTAGCTCCAAACTTTACTCTATCATCTATTATTTGGGATTATGTCACAGACATTATTAGAAATCTTCAACTGGAAGTGGATAGGTTTAATCAAAAAGATAAAGTGGTTAAACTTGTCAACGGTTCTACATTCCGTCTCTTATCGGCTAACAACAGAGACTCCCTTGTGGGGCGTGCTGCTCATCTTATAATTGTAGACGAAGCAGCGATTATTCCAGATGATGAGTACTTTACTCGTGACCTTCGTCCTGCACTTTCTACCTACCCCGATTCTCGGGCTCTTTTTATATCTACTCCTCGTGGTAAAACAAACTACCTTTATTCTTACCATCTTCGTGGACAAGATCCTGAATTTGAGGATTGGGGTAGTGCTGTTTATACTTGGAGAGCTAACCCCCTTTTAAGTACTAAAGATATTGATGAGGCTCGTCGTTCTATTTCTAATAAAATGTTTTCGCAAGAGTATGAATGCGATTGGACTACTACAGAATTACAGGTCTATAACCTTGATGAGAATCGTCATATTCAAGATTTAACGTGGGTTAAAGAAAATCTTAATCAGTTTGAAATTATAGCAGGCCTTGACGTAGGATATCGTGATCAAAATGCTTTTGTAGTGATGGCAACTGATGGCGAACGCTTTTATGTAATAGATGAATATATTTCTGGAGAGGTAACAACTTCTGAACTGGCAGAAAATATTAAAGAACTGGAAGAGAAGTGGGATATTGAGATGATTTATATTGATTCTGCCGCACAACAACTTAAGGCTGACTTTGCTTATGACTACGACATTTTTTGTGAAAATGCTATTAAATCAGTAAATGATGGTATTAATTACTTAGCAGCTTTAGTAGATCATGATAGACTTATTTTTGATTCAGAAACTGGTTTCCAATCTTTTACAGCACTTGCAAACTATAAGTGGAACCCCAGAACTGAAAACCCAAAAACAATTCACGATGATAGTTCTCATGCTTCTGATGCGGTTAGATATGGAATCTATACCTACGTAAAAACATCTGTAGGTGTGTATGCTTAAAGATACTGCTTTAATTATTTTAAATTATAAAAGACTCTATAATATTTATCATCTTCTTGATAAATTTAAAAGTAAACTTCCTATATACATTGTTAATAACAATCCTGACTATAGAATACATCATATGCCGGGAGCATATGTAATTAATAATTCAGAAAACCGTTGGTGTATTGAGCGTTGGCGAGTTGCAAAAGATTTAAAATACAAATATGCTATTTTACTAGATGATGATATTGACCCTACTTTTCATTGTATTATGAGACTAAGAATTGAAATTGAAAAGTACCCAGATAGGTTAATATCTATATACGGTCGTTCTGGTATTTCTACTGCAACTCGATATGAAGATTTATCTAGTCAGTGGTGCGTAGATACAGAATCTGATATAGCAGTTGGGGCTTGTATAGCAGTTTCAATTCCTCATTTATCACATATTTGGGAAGATTATATAGAGCCTTGGGGTATACAAGATAGAGGAGATGATATTCAAATTTCTTTATCTATGAGTGATTACTATAAAACTCGCCCAAAAATAATTAAAACAGAAGTTTCTTTATTAAGAGAGGGAGATGTAGGATTAAATAAACATCCAGAACATTTTGTTAAGCGATGGAAAGTAATCCGAAATTTTAGTTCCCCTTTCACGGCTTCTGAAAATTAAATATTGGACATAAAAACCTCTATTTGGTAAAGTTAGTGTAATGACAGATTTAAAACGAATCCCTATCAAATACATAAGGGATTATATTAAAAAAGATTATAAATTACGTGATGAGTGTTATATTTGCAAAGGCACACAAAACTTAGAACTTCACCATATTTACTCTATTTCTCAACTTTTTGACGACTGGTGCCAAAAATATAAAATTGAAACATCATTTTCTGTAGACGAAATAAAAGAAATCAGAGTAAAGTTTTATGAAGATGAGCATGATAGGCTCAGTAATGATAACCTATACACCCTTTGTAAAATTCATCACGAAAGACTACATAATATTTATGGTCAAAGATACAGTAATCATTTAGCTAGTAAAATTATAACTTGGTTAAATATACAAAGGGAAAAGAATGGCTAGAGACGTTCCAGTTTGGAGACAATGGGTTTCTGAGAAACTAAATCCTGCACAGCCTTCGCTTGCTGCAGCAGAACCCTATGCAAGTCCAGAAACTATTCTTGACTTTGAGCAAGCTTATAGAGAAGTTGAAGTTGTTAATCGCTCTATTGAAATGATTATTAATGGTTTGATTGAAGTTCCTATTATTGTTGAAGGTGGTGGCGCTGTTAAAAAGATAGATAAGCTTTTAAATCGTTCACCAAACCCATTTGAAGATAGAGTCAAGTTATTTCGTCGAGCTTTCCTAGATTATCTTTTAGACGGTAATGCTTTTTTCTACTATGATCGTACTAACCTTTATGTACTACCCGCTAATGATATGGAAGTTATTCCAGACGATAAAACTTTCATTTCACATTTTAATTTCTTAGTAAGAAATATTCAGTCTTCAAGTGTTTATGGGTATGGTAAGCAAACTACAAGACAAGAATCAGCTCTTAAATTTGGTACTGATGAAATTATTCATATTAAGTCTGATAATGAAGATAGTATTTATCGAGGCGCTCCTAAGTTAAAATCAATTAAAAGGTTAATTGAACTTTACTACTACTTAATTAACTTTCAACGTCAGTTCTTTAAAAATAATGGTGTTCCAGGTCTTGTTTTACAAACCGATTCTGTTTTGAGCCCAAAAGTTAAAGAAAGACTACTAGAGCAATGGAGACAGAGCTATTCTACTATTTTTGGCGGTGCAAGAAGCCCTGCTATTTTAGACGGTGGATTAAAGATTGATAGGTTTTCAGATATTAAGTTTAGTGAACTTGATTTTGAAGCTTCTGTAGAGCGAGTTCAACAAGATATTGCAAAAGCTCTTGGTGTTCCTTATGTTCTATTAAAGAGTGGTAATAACGCTAATATTTCTGCAAACCAAGTTCTATTTTATAATCATACTATTATGCCAATTTTAGAACAGTTTTGTAGTGCATTTTCTCACTTCTTTAACTCAGATATTATTATTCGCCCTGATAGAGCTGCAGTTTCTGCTCTCAGAGCCGATGAAAAGACACAAGCTATGTACTATTCTACATTAGTAAATACTGGTATTATCACACCTAATGAAGCTAGAATAGGATTAAGATTCCAACATCGTGATGATTGTGACGATATTAGAATACCACAAAATATTACAGGAAGTGCTGTAGATCCTTCACTAGGAGGAAGACCCTCCGAAGGTGATCAAAATACAGCTCCTGATCCTACACAAGGGGATAACCAGAATGGATAAAATGTTTCATGTTTACAGCCCTTTGACTGTCGAAAAACGTGCTTCTTCTAAGAAGAAAAAAGGTCTAAGAATAGCAGGGTATGCTAACACCACCGATAAAGATCGGGCGGGTGATATTATTACATCTGCGGCTTGGGCTAAAGGGGTGGACTACTATCGTAAGAACCCTGTTCTTCTTTATCAGCACAATCACGACAAGCCAATTGGGCGTGTTGAAAAGATTTCTGTAGATCGTAAAGGTATTTTTGTTGAAGCTTACGTAAGTGACGCAGCAGAAAAACTTCACGGTGTACAAACACTAATTAATGACGGAGCTTTAAAGAGTTTTTCTGTAGGCTTCAGAGTTAAGGACGGTCGTTATGACCGTAATACAGACACAACTATGATTACTGATGTAGAACTTCATGAAATCAGTGTTGTATCTGTGCCTTGTAACCAAGAGAGTTTATTCAGTGTTAGAAAAAGTTTTGAATCTAATGCTGAGTACGAAGCTTTTAAAGAATCACTTAAAAAGGACGCTTTAAAAGATGAAGTGAAAATGATGGAAGGCATTTACGTTGGGATTACTGGTAATAAGCAGGGTCACTACCATACAATTGAGATGGATTCAAGTGGCAATGGCGTTACTACCTACTCCTCACACGGCCAAAAGCATTATCACAAAATTGTGAATTATACCGTTGAAGAAGCAGAAGGACATAGTCATGAGATTGTGTTCCTTGTCCAGCCTTCTAATAGTGTTGATTCACTTGATAAACCAGAAGAAGAGTCTAGGCCTATGTCTCCTAGCGAGTCAGAAGCGAACGGTTCTAGCAAGAACCCTAACTATTCTTCTGTAGTTCTATATTCTGAATCAGAGGAGAACACGATGACTAAAGAAATCGAAGAAGTAATCGAAGACGAAGTCACTGTAACTGCTGAAGATGAAGAGAAGGAAATTATTAAGGAAGTCAATCTTGATGAAGACCTTGAGACACTATCTGAAGATGATGATGAACATGAGGATATTACCCTTTCATCAGACCCCTATCAGCCTATTCCTTTCGTGAATCTTCTAAGTGCAGAGACTGCACAAATTAAAAATGGTGCTTTTGCAAAATTTAACGAAAAGCGGTATCAAGTAACTAAAATTGCTACCGCCCAAAGCCCCAATTTTCAACTTTTAGAAGTTGACTTAAATGGTAAATCATTAGATAATACTATTACAGTAAATGCTGAAGATTTATCAGTAGTTAATTTCTGGGAGCTAGACTCACAGTATGATTTAACTGTGGTTTCTACAGACTTTAAGAGTTTAAGTGACTCAGAAAGAGCTTCAATTAAGAGCGATTTCGAATCACTGGTAACAGTTTCCGAACAAGAGCTTTATGCAGTAAAAGAAAACGAAGCTGTTAAGAACAGCGAACTTTTACAGGAAAAGCTAAATAAAACACTAAACTTACTTACTACACCATCATTAGAATGGAATGACACAAATTATCACATTGCTAATATGATGTTAAATAACATCAAGGAGCTTAAGAGTATTGACTGCGAAGATGGCGAAGAGACTTCCAAGTATCTAGCCTTATTAGTAAACGGTCATAAGACTACTAAGACTATAAAGGAGAATGAAACAATGGCAACCGAAAACACAGGTGATCCAATTGTACTAGAGACTGAAAAGAAGGCTGCCCCTGTAACTGAAGAGGTTACAGAGAAGGCTGAAAAGGAAGTCTCTGTAAAAGTTGGTGACAATAACACAGAGAAGCTAGTCGAGAAGGCTGGCGAAGCTGTTCTACGTGAGGCCGATGAGGCTGAGCGTAATGGTGAGGCAACTCGCAAGACCCGTGAGGAGCTTGACGAGCTTAAGTCTCAGCTTTCAAAGTACAAGGACGAGATCAAGGCTATTTCTGAGAGCAAGCATGTTTATCAGGCAGAGCGTTCACGTTCACAGTTCAGCGAGAAGGAAATGGCTAACGCTTTCTTACTTGCTAAGGCACTTAATCGTCGTGACCCATTCGATACAAAGATGGGTGACAAGATCAAGGCTGTTACATCAGTTGATCAGTTCTTAAGCAACTTCTCAACAAACATTTACGAAGAAATGGAGCAGCAGCTCGTTATTGCTCCAATGTTCGATAGAATCCAGGTCGATGCAAAGACATTCCGTGTCCCAGTCGCCAATGAGGATACAGACGATCAGGTAGCACAGTTCGCTTCTGGCACATATGCCACAGGCGTTGGTGATACTTCAAACGTCCCAACCTCAAACCAGCAGGCCATTAGCTCTGTGGACTTTACTCCACATAAGTTCATGGTTACAACACATCTTGCTAAGGATGAAGAAGAGGATACAGTTCTTCCTCTCATCGACTTCCTTCGTCGTGCAGCAACCCGTCGCCTATCACGCTCAATTGATAAGGCAATCCTTCGTGGTACTGGCGCCCTAACAGGCTTCACAGGTAACCCAGGTGGCACATCAACATATGCCTCTGTTGTTAAGGGTATCACCACAATGGTTAACCAGGTTGCAACAAACGGTCTTACCGTCCGCACAGCCGATGGTGATACAAAGGCTACAGCAGCTAATATCGCCTCCGCCCGTGCACTAATGGGCAAGTACGGCCTACAGCTTGGTGACCACCTCGTATATCTAACCACAATTGAAGGTTACAACGAGCTAGTCACAACTTCCGACTTCCGCACAGTCGATAAGTTCGGACCAAACGCCACATACCTAACAGGTTCTGTTGGTGCTATCTACGGTATCCCAGTTGTTATTTCTGAGTTCCTAGATAACGTTGGTTCTAACTCAGCTGACATTGGTGCTCTAGTCTACAAGCCAGGCTTCATGATTGCAGAACGTCGTGGTATTGAGATCGAGAGTGAGTACGAGCCACGCCAGCAGGTCACAGCGATGTACATGAGCACACGCTTTGACTTCAAGGCTCTCTCAACTGTCGGTAGCGGTGCAAACGTTAGCACAACATACAGCTACGCTGCAACAATCAGAACACTTGCCTAATTTTAATTAGCAAATTTCTGATAACCTTAGATGGAAGAGGGAGGTAGGTTAACCTGCCTCCCTTTTCCTACTTATAAATGAGGAGAAAATTAATGCTTGAACATGTTATGAATATTGACGACGAGGAAGAAGCTCGTAGAATTTTAATGAAGCTTGGTAACGGCCTTACTCAAGTTGATATGTATATTGCTGAGTGGAAGACCGCAAAAACTGCTGCAAAACCCGCTCCAATAAAACAAAAAGTAGTAACTGCAGCCGCTGTTGAAAAAGAAACAGCTGCTCCAGCTAAGTCAAAAACCACTATTATTAAAAAGTAAGAGAGGGTAAGAAATGTCTAGTAATTATGGAAAATATCCATTTGTTTCTTTAGTACAGATAAAAAACTATTTAAATATTACAAGTTCTAATGAAGATGCTAGACTTAGCAATCTCTTAGCTTTTGCTTGCGGTGCAGTTGAAAATTATATTGGACATGAAGTTTTAAGTAACTCTTATTCTGAAGTGTTTGATGGGGGAAAATCTTCGGTTTTTGTATCTAGACTACCTCTACAAAATGTTCATTCTGTAACAGAATATGATGGTACAGCTT